CTTGTTAAATCTCCAAGCGCCGAGGCTTTGGGCAGCTTTGATAATAGCACATCTGGCTTTGTGGACGCTACTGGTGCCGCCGCTGCCGCCCCAGTACAAGGGGTGGAAATAAACGGAACCACAATTACACCGGATAGCAATGGAATTGCGAATGTTGGCGCGATCACGGGTCTTACTCTTAATGGCACCGCATTAACGCCGAGCAGTGGTGACGTATCGGTTACTGCGCTTACAGGCTTAAGCTTTAATGGCACAGCCGTAACAGCAACGACTGCGGGAGGTGTTAGTGTATCTGCCTTAACCGGCGTGACGTTTGGAAACGGCGGCACGGCGAGTGTATCAAGCGCAGGCGATATAACGCTTGGCAATATGGCGGGCATCGATGGGATTACAACTACTAATGCCAGTACGTTTTTAGCCAACACTATTATTACAAATGATATGCTGGCGGGCAGCATTACCGCTGGCAAGCTACAAGCAACAACTCTCAGTGGTATTTTTGTTGACGCTGGCACCCTTACGGCAGGCGTTTTGCAATCGTCAGATGGTGATTTTGTAGTCGACTTAAATAATAAAACCATAACGATAACGGTATAAAATGATAGAACAACGGATAAGCGATTTAAACCCATTTATGAAGCTGACGCAGTATTACCTTAGTGGCGAAATTGCGGCAGATGCAGATGTTTGGATCGAAAATATACGTGGGCGGGGGCGCATAACAACCACCCAGCCAACCTCTATGTTGTGCCGCGTTATACGGGCCGACACGCTAGGCTTAGCCGAAGAACCGACTGTGCCTACAGCAATGATAGAATGGCCCTCTGGGCGCACTAAAATGTACCTACCAGACGCATGGGTTGCCGAGCCACCATATGAGGGGCGGCAGTGGGTGCGGGGTGAATACGATTGTTTTAGTTTGGTGGCTGATTACTACAAGCGCGAAACTGAACACGACATGACGGGTCTAGCGTCACTGGCGCTAAGAATATCCGACACTAACACCATGGATAGCGTTTTCCATGAACACCCAGAATACGAAAACTGGGAACCTATAACCAACCCAGATATAGGCGATGGCATTTTCTTTAATGTAAACGGGTTGGGTTTTGGCCAAGGTAGCAACCTTCCAAACCATTGCGGCGTTTACCTTGGGGACGGTAACTTTTTGCACCACTTTAGCGGGCGGCTTAGCTGTGTAGAGTCGCTAGATAGCGAATGGAAGAAATATATTTTGCACTATGTGAGGCTGCGCAATGGCTAAAACACTTTTTGCGCGTGGTTCAGACGGTAAGGTAGCGATCTTTGAAGGTGGCGCACCAACTACAGTGACGTTTGGTGATATACGCACAAACCCATATGGCGCGAATGGTGTACAAGGCAGTGGCACGTTAACGAGTGGCACCCATAAGTTTGTTGCGTATGGCAACGACATTCAGCTTGGCGCGCCAGCCCCAACTGACGCTAATACGGCGCAGCGCATTCATGTACGTCTTACCAATGCCCAAGGCAATGTTTACAACCGCTATCTTGCTTTGCCAGCGGCAGCACGGGCTTCGGATGTGTTTTTAAAAGCGATGCCACTGCAACAGGGCCAAATTTTATATACCAACACACCCATGTTGCAGTACGCGACAGGTTACGACAAGTTTACAGACCCGGTTGCTAACCTTGGCGATATATATTTTCACAGTGACTTGGGTTATATTGGTAACAGTGCAGTGATTACAGCAAACGCAGCCCATCCGGTTCGCACAAGATCAACAAGCTCAAGCAAACGCTTTTTCAGCACCAGCACATGGAACAACCCAGTTACCGGCGAACAAGATTACGCTATTGGCACCCATAGCTTTGGAACATCAAACGTGCCTTTCATATGTAAAATAGGCACAAACCAAGCGCCTGCCGGGACAATAATACAGCAAGTCGGCCAAAGTGTTCGCGTGGTTTTCCCTTATATAACAAGCACCCATGTGCGTGTGAAAGAACAGTTTATTACATTTAATGATAGCCTGCCCGCCCACACACAAAGCTATACGTTTTATGTGTTTAATTCGCTATTTACAGCTAGCGGGTCAACCAGCATTAGCGCCAGTGGTTCGAGCTTCACGGCAGGCTTTGGTAAGCTAAACAGTTCTTTTCGCTACCACCGGAAAACATCATCCAGCCCAGACTTTTATGTAACCGCTGGGGCCACGGCAGACGTTAATACAGGCGCTATAAAAATAGTGATGCCCGATGGCACAACCACTACCGATACGGCCTATGCAGGATCATTTACCGGCACTACATCTACAGGCATAAAAATATGAGTTTTACCGCTAACTCCAACAGAATAAAAGTGACGGACGGGTCGGATGTTGTGTTCGATACAAACACGCCAATGCCGCATATTGTGCAAACCATAACGGGTAATGTCACTCACACATTTGACAATACAACTACATCGGCATCCGAAACCTATGGCTATGATTTCCAAAGCATACATTGTCCATATGATCAGTACGAATTTTGCGCATATAGCTATTACGATGATTGCGCTTGGGCTTTTTATAGTTCCTGCCAATCCATGCAATACAACTTTACATACGGCTCGATGGAATGCGTAGCCGGGACAACGTGTTACGGTGGGTTTGTTTGTGAAGCGGGTTGGGTCACCTATTATAATGACATGATTTACAATACGTGTATCAAGACAAATGATGCGAAAGATCAAACCGACACTTACACTATTGGCACCTTAAATAATAGCGTCGAAGCTGATTTTTTAATTGTGGTATGTAACGGGAACCGTACAACGGCAGGCAGCGATTTTACCTTTGGATCGTTTGTTACCGCTATTCCAATCAATCAAAACTTTGCCGCAAATGGCAGCACTATTTTAGAAAGTTCTTTTTTAGGTGGCGGCGCATCTTGGCTGCGTAGGATTATGCACGTTTTCCCAGATGGAAGCGACATTAAGGTAACTTTTAAGCATAGCAGCATCGCTGAAACAGCCAATGTTGTTACGACAAATATTTGCGCACCATCTTTGCCCGGTTGTGGCGCGACAGACAGGCCAATAGCTAGTACCTTTGATTTAGACTTTACGGTTTACGCCGGTAAATTTACGCAGTGAGGAATCCATGGATTATTTTGGGAACACAATACCAGATGACACAGTCATCAACATAACACCAAGAAAGACTTTTGTGTTCGAAGGCGATGCAAAAAAGATTTCTAAAATGACGCTGGTTGCAAAAGCTACAAGCGGTGAAAGTGTGGTTTATGTTGAAAAAGATTTGGAGCTTGCGGAAGCTGATTACATTACTTGGGATGAATCTGCTACATCTCTGACAATTTTAGAAGAAGTATGTCGAAATGCTGTGGCCGATGGCTATGCAACAGAAATAGCAACAGCGCTAAATAACGCGATAGGGGGCGAGTAATGGCCACCTATGACCTATGCCGCATTGTAACCACCTCGCATGCCATAGTTGGCGATACGGCCACTGTGCGGGCTGAAATAAGTGAGCAGCTAAATACCTATATCCGTGTTGTTGATGCCATAACGGTGCAAGTCCCAAACTATAGCACTTTTGATGGGGATGCCGCCGTAGCCGAGTTTGCGCTTGGAATTTATAATGCGGCACAAAATGAGTAATGAAGTTTAACGAAAGCCACTTAAAAGGAGGGTGGGCAGAAGCAGTCGCAACAGCGTATTTCTTACAAAACGGATTTATGGTGTTCAATAACGTAATGGCGGCAGGGCCAATTGATATTATAGTAGTACACCCAAAAATGGGCGCGTTCATGCTTGATATTAAATTGGAAAGCAAACGTCACATTACACACGCAAGCGGTAACAGGTCGAAAAATAGTTACCGGATAAATAGACCACTTAAACCATTACAAAAGTGGCTTCGCGTTCATACGGTATATGTAAGCGCAAAACAGGGAGTGAAAATATTGCCGCCCATAAAAGGGCTCGACGGTGACTGTGATAACCGGCCAAAGGCGTTGCGCCTAAAGCCTAAAAAATAGGATCGTTAATATGGCATTTAAATTGTCTAGCCGTAGCTTAGCAAAGCTAGAAGGCGTTCACCCCGACATGGTAAAAGTTTGCATGGAAGCCATCAAACAAACCACTGTTGATTTTGGAATAACGTGCGGCATGAGAACCCTTGCAGAGCAAAAAGAATTGGTGCGCACGAAGCGCAGTCAAACTCTAAAAAGCAAACACCTAGAAGGCTTGGCCGTGGATGTGGTTGCATATTTTGGGTCGGAAGTTTCGTGGGATGGCGCGGTTTATGATGATATTGCTGACGCATTTGCACAAGCCAGCCACGACTTGTCTATACCAGTACGGTGGGGCGGCGCATGGCAAATCAATTCAATATCGCACTACAACGACAACATGGAAGCGGCGACCAACAGTTATGTTGATTTAAGGCGCAGCCAAGGAAAACGGCCATTTTTTGATGGGCCGCATTTCGAATTGTCAGCCGCTAATTCACTGGCAGAGGAATATCAATAATGCCAGCCGCTAAGAAATTCGAACCAGATTCCAGATTTGCAATCTACGACCTAAACCATGACGGTACGGTTACAGATGAAGAAATGGCTCAAGCCAAAGAAATGCTGGAAATGGAATTGCGCGAAGAAAAAGCAGAAGCGCAAAAGCGAATGGCATGGGTAGCTGTGGCAAGCATGATTGCTTTCATGTTGTTGCCGTTATTGCCGTTTATACCAGACAACCGTTTACAAACCTTGGCCAGCTTAAGCGATATGCTTTTCCTTAGCCAAGCATCAATTGTCGGCTTTTATTTTGGCGCGCAGGCGTACATGAGCCGTAAATAGAAAGGTATCACACTATGATACAGGCATTTTTAGGGCCAATAGCCAGCTTAGCAGGCACATGGTTAAATGGAAAAGTAGAAACCAAAGCAGCGGAAACGCGCATGAAGGTATCTGAGGCAGACGCAAAAGCAAAAATTATGTTGTCAGCCGCTACAAGCGAAGCCGATTGGGAGCGCATAATGGCGCAAGGATCGCAAAACAGTCTCAAGGATGAATGGCTGGTTGGCTTATTCAGCATCCCTTTAATATTATCGTTTTGTGGTGAGTGGGGGCGTAAGACTGTGGCTGATGGCTTTGCAGCGCTCTCCACCATGCCAGAGTGGTATCAATATACGCTAGGCGTAATTGTCGCGAGTAGCTTCGCTGTGCGCGGTGCAACTAAGTTTTTTAGCAAACGCTAGATATAGCTTGTAAAGTAGCGCCAATGGCGATATATAGAGGCATGAGGTCGATTGCCAATTGTCAACCTCGTTGGGTTCAAATTGGTAGTGGGGGGTGCGCATTGCGCGCCCCTCACTTTTAACCAAGCGGCACATTAGCCGCATACGTTTTTTCTTCCAGTTCCATGTAGAATATGTGTTTGCCCACACGGCCTATAGGCTCAAACAAATCAGCCCAATAAGGTCGCACATATGTAGCATGGTAAAAAGTAGCCCCATGCCCCAAAACCTTCCCATCAAGCGCATCTTGCGCAATATTTACAGCCGTGGCAAACGCGGTTTTATCGCGGGGCTTATCGCTCTTGCCATCCCAATAAAACGAGAATTGATCTTTTTGCATAACAACCGCGCAAACATTGTTTGGAAAGCCGTTGTCCTGTACGCGATTTATCACGACTTCTGCAACGGCTAGCTGGCCATCAAGGTTTTCGCCGCGTGCTTCGTGGTACACAGCAAGCGCTAAGCACATAAGGGGAGTGGTAAACATTACTGCACCCCCTCTTCCATTTCGCTAAGCGCACGCTTTAACGCACGCTTTATGCGCTTCGATCTGTCTGGCAATATAAGCGCATCAAGACCCTCAATAAGCCACTCCAATTCTTGCTCTGTGGCCGTAACTTGCTTTGCGGGTAATATGTAAACACCACCATCGATGTTTGTTTGCTGTAAAAACCTCATGCCAACGCTCCTACCAATTTCTGCGTTTCAAGCGTTTGGCTGTATGCTTTAGCTTCGCTATCGTGTGCTGGGCGCACATAGGTGGTGCCGCCTACGTTTTGGAAAAGCATGTTAAGAGTGACAGGGCGGTCAAATGTAACAGTCTGGCTCTCGACCCAAATGTCTGGCACCCGTGCGCTTAGCTGGCCAATCATAAAATGATTGTATTCGAGTATGTCGTTAAACCGCATACCTTGGTTGAGCGCACGCGCAGCAACACCCAGCTTGAAAATGTCGTTATTGGCGGCAACAAGATATTTATAAACTTGCCCGCCACGCATAGTTTTTTGGTTAGCGTTAAGCGCCTTCTTCGAAAGCGCGTTGGGACATATAAAACTGCACCACAAAAACCCGTGGGTTTCATAGTCAGCGTTAAATTCTACTGTATAAGGCTTAAACATGGCCAATCCTTTAGTTTAGTTGGGTTCGTCATGTTTGTAGCGCCGTTGGCACTATATGTAAAGTCCCTTCAATAAGTATAAATGCCACTTAGCGCAAATTTGCGCTTTTAACTTTGATCGGAAGGCCAAAGCAGCAAAAAGTTATAAAAGGCTAACAGCCCCTTAAAACATTGATTTTGTTGAAAGTATGGTGGCGGAGACGAAGGGATTCGAACCCTCGAGACCCTTCCGGGCCTACTCCCTTAGCAGGGGAATAATTTATAGCGCGGCACCCTGCAAACTATAGAATACTCGACTCTAGAATTGCGAGGTTATGAACCTCAATGCGGGGTTTCAGCGCAACTTTGCGCTATTACTTCGCATCATCTAAAATTTGGTCGCGGTACTTTTTGTAAACCGCAAGCATTTTACTATTGTCGGTTGGCCTGCCCGCCGCTGCCACACCCATAACTGTGTCGGACAATTTTTTTTCTATGGGTGTCTCTATGCCAACTGAAAATTTAAACTTCCTAGACGAAAGTGGAAGTAGATGCGCCAAAGGCGTACCGGCCTTCAACAGAACAGGTTCATCGCTATTAACCACGCCTTGTATATTTAATTGGCAATCATTAGCCGGGTTCTGAATACCGGGTAAAACAAAAAAGTCAGTATTGTCTGGGTAAGGAACTGGCCCCCAATATAACTGTACGCCCTCTGGAACAACACAATTCCAGCCTAAAGGTATTTTTATAACAAATGGCATATTGTTAATGTACCTAGGCGCAGGGTGGTTTAATTGCTCAGATGCCGGTGGAAACGCTGGGTTTGAAAGACATTTTAAACGGCCATTTATGTTTTCCAACTGAATGTCACGATTTAAAACGATATAATAACCACGCGAAGAAATATCTATAATGGCAGGGCAGCGCCCAGCTAAAGGAACATAACTTAGTTTAGACGCTTTCCTACTTTCTTTAACTTGGTTGGCAAATTGGTTGTGCCATTTAAACTTGTGCGTTTTGGCTTGAATAATAGGATAAGCTTCTGCGTTCAAAACATCTGACGTAAAAAACCTAATCGTGTTATTTTTCTTTTTGAAAATATTTCGCATTTAAAAACTTTGCTAGTTTGGGCAGCATATTAGACGCTTGCCGAGTTGACACACTGAAAACAAATGGCGGTTCGCCGGTTTTATCTTCGCTTACAATTACCAATTCTAAATCACCGTTGGTTGTTCCGCTGTCGCGCAGATACAAAAGCTTTGGCTCCCCGCCCATTATTTCGTGGAAACTGCGTGGCTTTTGCGGCGGCAAGGCCGCGATTTTGCGTCCAATGCCCGTATGTTTCCATGATAGTTTTTTCGCTTGTTTGCGTATAGTCTGCGACATCTGAAATAGGTACGCCATCTTCTAACATCCATGTTATTGCTGTGTGTTTAAGCATGTGTGGAGTCACGCGCTGGATGCCTGCCCGCTTGCTGGCCAGTTCCAAGGCATAGGAAGCTTTTTTAATCGGCTTACCCATATACTCTACAACATATTCTGTATCGGCGGCCTCTTGGGCCAACCCCAAATAATAAGCCAATTCGCTATCGGGCAACAAAGGTACAATGCCCCGGCGCTTGTTTGTTTTGGCAACATCTAAATTGCGCATGTCTATGCGGCCTTGTTGGTTGCCGGTGGGCAATACAATCATATCCCACTTAAGCCCCAGTAACGCCCCATTGCGTGCCCCAGTGCCTAAAGCAAGCAGCACATATAAATACGTGTGAGCGTGGCACTCCTGTAAAAGTGCGGCGGCCTCATGACGCTCCAAGCGCTTTTCACGCGGGCCACTTTCGGGCGGCAGCCATACGCTTGCTGGGTGGTTTAGCAAGCCTTCTTTATGACACAGATTTATAACTGCGCGCAGGGCCACCAATTCGCGCCGTATGGTTGATGTTTTTATGGGCTTACCAGATTGCCAAGTAACGCCGGTAAACGTCTGTGACTGCCGCTGTGCAAGGTACTCGCGGCAAATGGCGGGGTTAATGCTCTTGGCAGGCAACCCGCCTAATAGCCGCACAAACTGTCGGCAATAATAGTCTTTCTCTAAATCAATACCCTTGGCTTTGGCATAATATTCAGTCGCAGCCTTAACGGTTAAAACGGCAGCCAAACTTGTGGCCGCCGTTTCCTGTTCTAAGAATGTTGATAGTGCATGAAGGGCAGACGCATAGTCTTCCGTTCTGGTGCTGATCCGCTGGCTTCTACCACCCCAGTGTCCGACAATGTAGTATTTGCCATTTCGACTTTCGAGCCGGGGTAACTGCTTTGCTTTTGGCATGTGCTATCCTCAATAAAAGCTTGCAACTGATCTTCGCCAATGCGGCGGGATCGTCCAAATGTGCGGTACAATAGCGAACCACGTTGCATTAGGTCATACACTGTGCGCTCACTTACACCGAGTTTTTCCGCAACTTCACGAACTTTAAAATGGGATTTCATCATCCAAGTCTCCCTCTGATTTGTTATCAGTTTGGCCACCTTGTTGCGCGCCATCCCCGCCCTTTGATTTTCCGAAGGCCAGTTCATTAACGCGCAAGCTTAGCGCGCTGCCTTGCGTGCCATCTGGCTTACTCCATGTGCGCATGCTTAGATCGCCATTAACAAAGACTTGGTTGCCTTTAACCAAGCTAGGCGCAAGCTTTTCACCGCGTGCCCCCCATATCGTGCAATCTATCCACATGGTGCTTTGATTGTCACCAAAGCCAGTGTTGCTACCACCACGGAAGCTGGCAAACGATGTGCCATTGTGCTGGCGTACTTCGGCATCTGCAACGATGCGCATATCACAACTAAAACTATTCATTTATTTTCTCCAATTATCCTAATGCAACTTCTTTAAGTTGGGTTTTTTCTAATGGTTGAGTGTCGCACTGCATTGTGCTGCAAGCGGGGATGTAGCAATTGTCGTAAACTTTACGGGTTAGGGCATCGACACCATTTGTTCCCGCGAACTGTACACGCACGTTTCTAATTTCATTTAAAACTTGCTCTGCATGCTGCGCCTTGCTGGCGCTTTCAAGCGCACCCTTACAGGCGGTTGCCCACGCGGATAAGCTTTCTTTGTTTGGCTTGACCGATACAACTTTAGCACCGGGAAAGTTTTCCAAGACAGATTGTACAATCTCACTGTTAGCTGTCTTGTCCCCCACTTCTTTCTCAAGGTTTGGCACAGGTATTGCCGCATCAAGCTTAGGGCTGCCACCGGCAGGCGCACTTGGCTTGGCTACCTTGGCGTCTTTTTCCGCTTTGATAGCATGCCAATCAGCTTCATCCTCAGAGTAAGCATCGCCATGTAAGCCAACCAGTTTAAGTATAACTCTATCTTTGGCGCGCTTTTCAGCCATTGCCATGGGGTAAGAGTTTTTATTGTTAAACGGTGCGGCTTCACCAATAGACCATTCGGTTTTATCGCCAAGGTGGCCAGTAACACAAAGCACGGCTTCCTTTTTAGAAACATCGCATGCAATTACTTGCGGCGGCTCAAATACAATTTTTTTCTTAGCCGCTACTTTTTCAAGCGCTTTATGCAATAAGACAAAAGTGCCGTGGCAATCCCATCCCGCTTGATCTCGACTAAGGCCAATTTCCTTAATCACTGTTGCCACGTTTTCGGGCACATTATGCTTAGCCATTGACTAGCTCCTTTATTGTTAATGTTCGTTGGGTTCTTGGTTTGACCATGTAAGCTTCAACATCACGCGATGGATATTTAAGCACAAAGCCTTCACAACGTGCCTGCGCAGCATCGCCAACCTTGGCCATAATTTTACTGCGCAAACCACGTATCTTTTCGCCAATTTCTTTTTCTTCGGCCTTGGCTATCTTGTATGATGCGCAAATTAACGGAAGCTCATTGTCAGCCGTTAAATCTACTTCATCAACAACCGCACGCGGGTGCATGCGCTTAATAGTGCTTTCGGTAGCGGTACTGCTATCCACGGGTGGTGTTTTACCGGCAGCAATATTTTCCCAGAACGCCACGCATGATCTTTCGATGGCTAGCTGCGTATCAACATGCGCACGGTAGAAATATACATATGGTTGATTGCCACCCACTAGCGCGCCAAGCACGCCCCACTCATAGCCCATAACGGCCATATAATGTTGTAGCTGTATAATGTACTGCAACGGCGGTTCATCATCCGTCCACTTTTGGTTATGTATAAGCCCGTCAACATTTTTGATTTCAAAAACACCCGGCCCTTCAACATGCCCAAGCGCCTCAAGCACTTTATCGCTGGCATGGGTGAACACCGCATCGGGCGTACTGCCCATCTTGGCATCACCCTCTTTATACAAATATGTGGATTCAGCATATAGACATGACGAGTCGTCATATCCTAAATCTTCCGCAATACCATCGCGGATAGAGTACTCTAAGCGGCGGCCCCACTGCATACGGGTGCTGTCGGTAAAGTCAGATGGCGCGCCACCTGTTTTTTCCATGTGTAGGCTGAACTGGCTGCCCCACTGGCTCTTATTTAAAAGGATAGCGGCCTCGCTGCCGCCGATAAAGCTGCGCCTAATACCAAGCCATTCTTCACGCCCATCGAAGTCGATGGAAGCGGGCAGATAGCCATCCTTATTTGCAGGAAATTGTTTTACATGATTTGCCATGTTTGCCTCATATGTTGGGTTCTAGTCCACAACATATAAGGCAATATGATTATCTTTGCAACTCTTAATGTAGCCATTGGCCCGCGAGTTATTGCAATCGTGTGCTATACAACCTGTTCAGTTACTTTTAAATCAGTATTGCGTTGCACCCATGCAATAGGCCGCGCAAAGCGTATTCTGACATTAGGAACAGGCTCATTGAAATAGCCCACAAGCGTCCAAAGGGTTGGGTCAGTAGTTGCCACCACCCGCCGCAAGTAGTGCTTGCCATCTTGGGTTTCAACATAGCATTCCACCCCAGCGGTAGCTAAATCGTGCAGGCTTTCTGCATTTCTTTTTACATAAATAATATCGCCACTACGGTATTCTGGATAACAAGAATTATCCAAGACCATCACCGCTTCTAACAATTCTTCTGGGTCTGCAAACGGTGGAAGTTCAACTGTTTGCAAGTTGTCAGCCATTGGCGGCTTAAGTTCAGCATTTTGTAGCAGAGCAATTACTCCTACCCTAATTTTCTTAGCGCTACCAAATGCAAGCCAATATTCATCAACTTTCAATATGCCCGACAGAACTTTTAGCTGGTGCAAGTTCGGTTCGTTCTTGGCCCTCTCCCAATGGGCAACGGCACTTTGGCTAACCGATATACGGCTTGCTAAATCTGCTTGCGAAAAACGACACGCCATTCGTGCCTCTTTCAAGCGATCCCCTAGTCTCATATTTATATTCCTCCAAGTCAAGTAAGTAATGACAAAAAGTAATTAGTTTGATAGTGGTTTAGTATTAGCTGGAAAAGTTAGGCCGGGGATGGGCCAGCGCGACAAGGCGTACACCATGATGAAACAGGAACACCAATGCAGCAGTTTATTATGACGGAAACAAACCATTTGCCGAAAGAAAATAACACATTATGAATTTTAGAAAACTCATCGAGACATTTAAAAGCCAGAAGCAACTGGCGGATATTCTGGGAATTAATTATTCCACCGTCAGTCAATGGAAAAGAAGAGGCAGGATTCCCGCCTACAGAATATCGCAAATTCTGGACATTGCCGCTACTGAGAAGCTGCAACTCACCGCTGATGATTTTTTTACATCCGAAAACCATAACCACATTCAATCATAATTAATTACAATTTGTCAAGTTATACGAGCTAGGTGTGGAAGAAAAGAGCAAAAATATAGCATATGTAGTACCAAGCACGCCCGTAGCTAAAGCCCGGCCCCGCACTGTGGGCCTACGCAATGGCAGGGTTAGAACATACACGCCAGCTAAAACTGCAAATTACGAAACCCACGCAAAAAAATGCGCAATGATAGCGATGCGCGGTCAGCAAGCACTTGAAGGCCCGGTGCGCTTTACGTGTGAAATTTATTTACCAATACCAAAATCATGGCCTAAGAAAAAACAAGCTGCCGCTGCGGCAGGCGAAGTTCGGCCAATATCTCGCCCCGACATCGATAATTACATTAAGGCGCTTCTTGATTCTGCAAACGAAATTGTAGTGCAAGATGACAGCCAAGTTGTGGAGTTGGTTTCGCGTAAATCATACAGCCACAATCCCAGAGCAACACTTACATTTGAGGAAATAAAAAATGCGTAAAAAACTACCAGCCCGCCGCCGTGCCGAAAGCTTTAGGATCGACACACCAACACAACGGTTTTTATGCACCGCTGGCTTTGACGAAAAATCTGGCGATTTGCAGGAATTGTTTTTTACAGACCGGGCGCGTGTTGGCAGCGGCCTTGATGATGTGTTGTACGATTTGGGTGTTCTCGCAAGTTTAGCGCTGCAATACGGGGTTGATCGAAGCGATTTGATTAACAGTTTGTGTAAAGATGAAACGGGAAAGGCCGCATCTCCTATAGGGCAAGCGCTTGAAAAGGTTGAAGTAATCGAGAAAGAACATAAATCTACTTTACAGATGTTGGCTTCCTTGTATGGTCGGGACGATGACAAAACGTCATTATAGAACCCAACGGAGCAGCCAATGGCAAGAAACTCAACGGCATATATGCCGCTGTGGGTCGGTGATTATTTAGCCGATACGCAGCACCTAACTACAGTGGAGCATGGCACGTATTTACTGCTTATAATGCACTACTGGCGCAATGGCCCATTTAGCACAGACAAGCGCAAGATTTGTCGTATAAGTGGCCAAACGCGATACACTAATTGCTTACCCATCTTAGAAGAGTTCTTTACAGAACAGGGCGGCAAATGGCACCACAAGCGCGTGGATGCCGAACTAGAAAAAGCTAAAGAATATCAAGACCGTAGATCAATCGCGGGCAAGGCTGGTGCTAAGGCCAGATGGGATAGCAATCGCATAGCAATCGCATACGATAGCCAATCCGATGGCAATGGCACTCATAATCATACCAATAAAGATAATAACTATCTCTACATCGGTAGGGTTTTTAGGCTTACCCAAAAATCAATGGATGGATTTAAGAAGTTTGGCAGCCCAAACCAAATACTCGAACAGGTTAAAAAGGCAGATGCGTATTATGATGCGCGTATAGCCGATGGCCATGAAAAGGATAATTTTAGATTTAGCAGTACGGCATTCTTTAAGCTAAGTAGTTGGTTAGAAAAATCACATAACCAGCCCCAGCAAGGAAGTGGAAAGCCTCGCGTTAAGTCAGCAATTTAGGAATAACCAAAATGGAACCCAACTTTTGGAATGATTTACAGAGTGCGGATGGCATAAAGCTGCCGCAAGATAGCCCCGGCAGTTACAAGATTGTCTGCCCAGAGTGCGGTGGCAAAGGCAGCAAAGGCTTCGAAGGAAAAACGCTTAGCGTTACAGTCGATGAAAAAGGCGTTGTCTGGTACTGCAACCGGCAAAACAATTGCGGCCACACGGGCAGCCGTTTATTCACCAAGCCAGAGGAAGCGTGGCGGCAAGTTAAGCAGAAAAAAGTTTACCGCAAGCCACAAGAACCGGCCAAACCTCAAGGCGGGTTAGATGAACGTATATACGGCTGGTTTGAGCAGCGTGGCATAAGCAGCGAAACCGTAAACGCGCATAATATTTTCCATCAAGACCGTGGCTTTGGTGAACATCAAAAGCGGTGGGTGGCATTCCCATACCACAATCTGGAAAGCCAGCTTACCAACGTGAAGTATCGCACGCTTAAGGAAAAACGGTTTACCCAAGAAAAAGATGCAGAACAAACTTTCTACGGTCTTTCCATGGTGCCAGATGATGCAGGCAAAACGCTTTACATTGTAGAGGGCGAAATGGACAAGCTGGCCATGTACGAGGCAGGCTATAAGCATTGTGTCAGCGTGCCAGCGGGCGGTATAAGCGAAAAGTCTATTGGTAAGCTATCAGACGATAGCGATAAATTCCTGTTTATACAGCATGCAGGCGCTTGGCTTGATAGGTTTGAGCATTTTGTACTGGCGTGCGACTTCGATGAAGTTGGCAAGGCGCTAATGGAAGAGGTTAGCAGGCGCTTAGGCCGCGAAAAATGCTGGCGTGTGCATTGGCCAAAAGGCGAAGATGGCGCGTACATGAAGGATGCCAATGATGTTCTTATGGTGCAAGGCACTGAGGGATTAATTGCGGCAGTAGAGGCGGCAGAGCCGTGGCCAATACACGATATTCACAGCGTAACGGATTACGCTAGCGAGGTGTGGAAATTGTATCGTGGCGAGTATGACAAGCCACTTTCCACCGGGTTCCGTAATCTAGACCAGCATATGCGTATTAGGCCGGGCGAAATTTCCGTGGTTACTGGCATACCAAACAGCGGCAAGTCGGAAATGATGGACGCGATAATGCTCAACATGATTTCGCTTCACGGCTGGAAGTTTGGGATTTGTAGCTTTGAAAATGCGCCACGCTTCCACATTGCAAAGCTAGCGGAAAAGATTATTGGCGCGCCGTTCTTTGGCAGCGAAACGCCAGTGCCACGGGCCAGCGAAACCGATGTGCAGAATGCTATGGTTTACCTAAACGATAATGTGCAGTTTATACGCGCTGACGACCCCGACAAACGCCCGCCAAGCATTGATTGGATAATTGGTAGGGCAAAGGCCATGGTGCGCCAGTTCGGGCTGCGTGGGCTTGTTATTGACCCATACAACGAGATTGAAAGTACACGCGGCAACAACATGAGCGAGACGGAGTTTATTTCGTACCTGTTAAGTAAGATAAAACGCTTTGCCCAAACGTATGATGTTCATGTTTGGATTGTGGCCCACCCACGCAAGATGAACGCTATTGATGGCGTAACGCCCATCCCCGGCCTTTACGACATTGGTGGCAGCGCACATTGGGCCAATAAGGCTGATTTAGGGTGGTGCGTAAGTCGGGATCGGGCAGACACAAGTAAGCCAACGGAGCTACACATTTTGAAGGTTAGGTTCAAGGAGTGCGGCAGCGCTGGCGGCATTGCTAATTTTAGTTGGGATAAATGGTCTGGCCGTTATTCGCCGTTTATGGAAGAAACTCCAGAGGTTTACAGAACATCCTATGCGGATGGTTGATTGGCCTCTTGCCTAATTTCACCTATGGCGCGCTCTATGTTTACATCAAGCGGTAAGCCCATACGGTGGCGCTCCCACAACATTGCAAGCAGTAATGGCACCTCTGGTGGCAACTTGCGCGCACCGCTTACCCAGCGGCGCACAGTTGTATCGTCACGGCCAAGCAATCGCGCAAACTTTCGCTGCGCGCCAAACCCCAAAATGGTTTCAATACTGGCTTTAAATTCTTGTGGTGTCATTTGTTCCATACTTTCTTCTAGAGCCATTGGCCCTAGCTGGCAAGTGCTTTTAAACATCGCCATCCTGTACAAGCCCCGCATCGATTTGTCGGATGCGCTCGTCACAGATGTGTTTTATTTTTTCGTAGTCGAGGCGGCGCTGGCCGGGCTTCGTGCGTAGCACCCTTTTAATTATATCAGCATCCCAAGGGTTAAGGCGGTATTCCAGCCATATATCCCATGGCTGGATTGTATGCTCCGCATAATTAGATTCCCCAACATTATGTTCACGGGCTTTAGGTGTTGGGGTTTTTCCCATCTTAAGCAGCGCTTTCAAAATAGTAGACATCAGAGAGTGTTGTATCTGGGTCAACTTCGATTTTTTCCACACGATAAAAGCATGTTTGCTCTGATTTGTGTTGCGCACATACTTGCGCATGGGTGCGTTTAAGCATTTCAGCAGTTTCCATTGCTTCGCCATAATGCCCAAGTGGATAAGCTTCACAAAACTTCCAACCATCTGGGTCAACGCCATTCAACCGCATTTCTGCGGCTGCGGCTGGGTTATAGTCTTCGCGTTTTTGCACAAGGTAAAAAGTTTTCATTACGCTGTTTCCTTAATTTTGTTTTCAATTTTGGCGATGGCAAATTCAACTTGTTCAGTAAGCAAGTCATTGCACTTCATAAAATCTAAAGAAACATAAAGGGCAGTAAGTGCTTCGCGGTCATATTGGCTAAGTGGGTTTGTCATTTGCTGGGTTCCTTTGTTTACGTTGTTAATGAATTATGTATAGGGCCATTGGCACTACTTAGCAACCCCTAAAACACAAAAAAGAACAAAAAAAGCGCCAACGGCACTACACCGCTGACGCTACACTAGGGAACGAGGAATCAACCTAGTGAATTTTTAAGTCTAATATTTGCTTTTCTAATTCCTCAACACGATGCTGCAAGACTGCCATTTGTGTTTTTAATTTCGCAACTTCTAAGATTGTAGTTTGCACAGCTTTAGGCGGTTGAAACTCATCTATCCAAGTGTCGTTTTCTTCGACTTCTACCATTATCATGGCAAGCTCATGCTCCATAAATGCAAGTCTTTCCGTAATACCAAAGTAGCCCCACACGGAAATTCCGGTAAAGGCAACAAGCGCAACAAGGTTTTTAAGCGGTATGGTAAACTCGCTTCCTTCATTTAATTTTGATGCCATGGGGTCTCCTTTGTTGGTTTATGGGGGCGCAAGCACCCCCACTTAGTTTATGCAGCGGTTGCTAGTTCCCGCCATTCACCTTGGCGCAAGTCCAAGATTTGGCCGCCAATGTTTTCCAGTTCAGTAGCGCGCTCATAGCTGTCAACGTCTTGGCTAAACCGTGTCACCGCGTTCAACATGCCGTAAGCGCTTAAGTCTCCACCTTCGATAAGGTGGCTTAGAATGCCGCGTTGCTCTGCTTCTGGCATAGTAAACTTGCGGCCTAGTTCCTCAACGGCACCTACTGGGTCGCTGATGCGGCTGCTTTCCGCTGCATCGCGCATCTTGTTAACGATATCGTTAAATTTAAGGTCGTTGGCAGCGCCGCGTACAAGGTCGCGTATCTTAAGCATAAGCGCAGCATCATCCGCTTGCATTGCTTCATCACTGTAAAGCTCATAAACATCCTCGCTTGTAGCTACATGGCGGCCAATGTGGTTTGTGCGGCTACCAGCGCCCGGCACAGACATGCCGTTTTTGCAAACGAGGCGGTAGATAAACATGCTAACCGATACAGCGCCGTGGCCAACTTCTGAATTGCTGATGCTAATCCCAGCTTGCACGACATCGCCAACTCTAACTTCCGCTTGGACTTGCGGCAGCACGGCTTTTATGTGCATCCGTTTTTCGGTTAGTGCTGTGCTTTCTATGCGTACCTCTGGAAGTTCGCTAAGCACCGGCAAAGCAGCTTGCGCAATAGCGTAGTTGTCAATGCGGCGGTATCTGTCGCTGAGCCAAGCCCGCGCAGTGTTGCTGCCGTTACACACGGTGCGAACCATGCGCTTAGAAGGTTCATTAGCCAGCCAGTGGTTGACGTTGTTTTCCAGCAAGTTTGGCGCGTCTGCGCGCATGCGGTCATAATACTTTTTCGGCACACCTAAGTTTGCACAGATTTGGCTGTGGGCAATGTCGTTAATTTCAAAAGCTTCGTCATTAAACATTAACGCCGCACCTTGGTCGCCCATATGTTCAAAACGCATTTTGCGGGTATCAAGCACGAAGTCGCGCTTTTCGTTTTCAAGTGTATCAAGTTTAGATGCCAATTCGGCTATTGTGTATTGCTGTTTCATGTTGGGTTCCTTGTTAAAACAGGTGGGTGGGTGCCCCGCTTGCGCGAGGCGATTAAATTACTGCAAAGAAAGTTGTGGCTGGCGGTTGCTGGCGCACTCTTGCTTTGGTGAATAAAATTGCGAGTATTGGCGCGCCGCATCGTCATAACCATTTTGGTCAACGATCTCTTTAATGCGCCAGCGTTTATTCTGTGCGCGTGGCGCATCTGGGCTATCAACCAGCCCCATTGCGCTTAACCGGCTTAAAGCGCTTGATACGCAATTGCGGTCACACGCAAAGCCATCTTTATTCATGGCATCGGTTAAATCCTGGGATGTTGGGTTTATCCGTTTGATATTACCAAGCGCATCGTATGCGGCTTTTGTAATGTTGCGCCGCTTTTGGCGGGTGCGCACGGCAACCTCTACAGGTGCAGCTTCTACAGCTACAGGCGCATCTTCTACGGCTTGAGCAAGCATGCTTATATCGCTGATGGTGCAGCCCATCTTTTGGGCGTGCATGATAGTTTCGCCCATTGCTGTTTCTGGGCCGGTGATTACCAAATTAAATTTAGTCATATGTTGGGTTCCTCGCATTATAAAAAAGTTACGTTTAAGGTTTTTTCGGCTTTCTGTGTGCCGTGTGCTTTGCGAAACTGGTCGCAAATTACATCGCGGGGCTCTGTTTCCGCTAAGCTTACAATGGTGGCTAGCGCGCTATAGTCATTGCTGTCGTATGCCGCTTGCGCTTGTGTAAACACTTCATTGTCCATGCCGCCGGGGGTCATGTATTGGGTAAAGTTTGCTGCGTTTGCCATTTGGTTCCTCGCTGGGTTCTAATTAACTTATGCACTATACATAGTGCCAATGGCCACGTAGTGCAAGTCTTAAATTACATTAAATGCACAACCTCGCAAAAAAAATAAAACCCCGCCGTTTCGGATTACTCCGGGTTTCGATCTGCATGGTATGTAATCACATCGTGGATGCGGCGCTTTAGGTTTGGTAAGCGTGACGTTAATTTCATAGCGTAATAGATTTCGTCTTTTGTTCTTCCCGCGTTGTGTAACTTCAATATTTTTTGGCTTGCCGGTGATAGCCTTCCAAGGAACGATGGGCTTAAGGGGTTATTAACTTTTAACTGTGCGGAAATTCCATCGCGGGCGCGGATGCGCTTTTTTGCGCTTTCATCATTTGCCATTTCCAGCATTGCTTTGCCTAATTCTTGTTCTGTCATTTTATTCTTTCGGTTGGTTAGATTTAGGGAAATAAAAAACCCCCGCGTTTCCACGGGGGGCCAAGGTTGTTGTTATGCTATATGCCAGTAGCCATACACGCAGCGCGTGCCATCGCGGGCGCAGTCGTGGGTGTCATGCACCACCCCATCGATCACGGCCACGCAATGGCGCGACACGTTACACACCAGCCTACCGTCTGGCAGTTCATCAGCTTTAAGGTGTACTTTGCACCCGCTGCCAATTGTCATGGTGGGCACCCACGTAAAGCCAAGCTCAAGCATGTAGTCTTTAAACCACTTGCGGGTTGTGCTGATGCCGTTATTGGCAGACTTGGCCCGCTTGCCTTTGTCATGCTTTGACTTGCGCTGTTTCGCGTTTCCATCCGCGAGGCGCGTATACACCTCTTGGTATGGCAGATCAGCGGCTATCGCTATCGCACGGCAAACGCAGTCGCTAGCGTTGCCTTTAAAGCCAGCGGCCTCGCGGCCACCATCGTTGTAAGTAAAGTTTGTGTTGTCGAGCATGTTGCTCTCCTTTTGTTGGGTTCAAACACGTAACAGCCTCAACCGCTACAAACCCAGTATAGTGCCAATGGCCCTATATGTCAATAGGCAATATCTCTGGCCTAGACGAAAAACCCCTGCCGAAGCAAGGGTTTAACGTGGAAAACCAGCGTTGGGAGAAAGGTTTACTCAAGGAGAAGAAACTGCGCTGGCGTTACACAACTGTTGTATTGGTTCCATTGCGTTTTATCCCAAGTCTCGCAGCCTAAAAATACATTAAGCACCAGAAATAAAGCGAATATACCAAATACAAATGCCATGGTGATTGCCAATAAAGTGTTGCCAGCCTTTGCAAGCCAGCCTGTCGTGTTGGGTTCTTGTTGGTGTGCATACATATGTTGGGTTCCTTTTCGTCTGCATGTTAGCGCAGTATAGCGCATGGCCATGCAATTGCAACATGATTATGACGTATCGTCATTGCCCAAATTGTAAAACCATGCTATCAACAGGAAAATATTGAGGCAGGCGGTATGGCAGTTAAGAAAAAAGTGCCGCGTAAATACGTGGCAGGCTTAAGCAGCAAAACGGCGGCAGCGCGCAAAGCAGCTATCCGCGCAAGGGCGGGTAAACCACCTACCTATGCGCCTTTGCCCGGCGACAAAACAGCTAGCGGCAAGCAGCGGGCAACTAAGCCAAGCAAACACACTACAGCATACAAAAAGAAATTTGGGGGCAAAAATGGCGCTAAAAAATAAATCAGCGGATACGGCTCTCTCTAACAAAGCGAAAAAAAGCGGGATTAATAAAAGGATTTTAGAAAGTGTTTACCGGCGCGGTGCGGCGGCATGGACAACGGGTCACAGGCCGGGGGCTACCCAACAACAGTGGGCACTGGCCCGCGTTAACTCGTTTATTACCAAAGGCACCACATGGCGTACAACGGACAGCGACTTGGCCAAAAAGGTCAGAGCGGCGAAGAAGAAATAGATTTAGAAGCGGATTTGCGCCACTGGACGCGCACGATGCTTGCCAAACCATACGTTAGCTTGAACGGGCATGCTCTGTGCCCATTTGCAGCCGATGCGTGGGCTAAGGAAAAGGTTTTAGTGCTGGACGTTACCGGCGACATGCAAGGCGCAATGTTCATGGCCAAAAATGGCTTCTGGTTCATTCACCAGCTTATGGAAAAAGATGTGCTGATTTTGTGTGATTTCGAAGCGTCTACATACGCGCCCGACGAAATGTTTGGCTACGCCGACCAGCTACTAGAGGAAAACAACAACGGGGTTTGGCTTATACCGTTTCACCCAGAGGCCGAAGGATTAAGCCCCGTTAATGATTACGATGTAAGCGAATATGAACCGCTTTTAGAACGCGATTACGCAATGTGTTTTGTCCAAGCAACATCCCACTTGAACAAAGCATCCCACTCCCTTGAGGCGCGTGGGTATTACGAAAATTGGGATGAATTAGACTTGGCAGATTTGGCACATAGAAGGAGATACGGCAGTGGCGATGGGTAAGAAAAAAGGCCGCAAAGGCGGCAGGAAAAAATAATGGGTGAAGCCGCAATGGATACACGCGCATTTGTGCAGCGGGAAACCCCCGCGTCTATTGCGGCTGAACTATTGTTTGCGCGCAGGCTAGAAAAAGCTTTGCGTTGCGATTTGAAAAAGCTTGGCGGCAGCTACAGTCCAGACTTCTTAGCGCTTAGACACAGTAAGGGCGTGGCGTGGATTGAGCTTAAGTGCAGGCTTAAGGATAACTGGGATAAATATCCGACTTATATGATTGCGGTTAAGAAATGGGAAAAGTGCTTAACATTAGCACAAGCTCCAAACATTTCCTTGCCGTGGTGTTTGGCGGTGGCAGCGGCAGATGGTGATTACTTATTGAACGTGGCGAAAATCCCAAGCGATACACAATTGGAAATATCCATGGGTGGGCGCAGCGATAGGAATTGGTCAGAAGATATCGAGCCATGCGTCTACATTCCCAAGCATTTATTTAAGAAAGTACCAGCATGAAGTTTGACGTTGAAATGTGGTTAGTTGATAGGCCCAAGCCATACGAGAACAACCCACGTATGATTTCGCCCGAAGCAATCGCAAAAGTAGCAAAGTCAATTAAGGAATACGGGTTTCAACAGCCTATCGTGGTGGATGAAGATGATATAATCTTGGTTGGCCATACACGCCTTATGGCGGCGCAGTCTTTAGGCGTAAGCGAGGTTCCAGTGCATGTGGCAAGTGGCTTAACCGCAAGCCAAAAGCGCGGCTACCGAGTGGCCGACAACCGCACAGGTACAGAATCCCAATGGGATTATCCTTTGCTTAAGCTTGAGTTAGATACTTTAAACGAAACAGATTTCGATTTGGGCTTAACTGGCTTTGACCCCGGCGAGTTGGATAAATTGCTAAATTTCACGCTTGATGCCGACAAAGAGGGTGATGAAGATGCCGTGCCAGATGTGCCAGATGCGCCAGTAACGGTGGAAGGCGATTTGTGGGTGTTGGGCAGGCACAGGCTGTTGTGCGGAGATAGCACAAGCGTGGACGCAGTTGATAAGCTAATGAATGGCACCAGCGTTGATTTGGTATTTACAGACCCGCCATACAACGTGGCGTTCAATGGGCGCAGCGGGAAGCATGACGTAATCAAAAACGATAACTTGCCAGAAGCAGAATTTGACGCATTTATTGCAGAAGTTTGTGGCGTTATAACATCTGTTAAACCGAAGGCATATTATGTTTGGTGTAATTGGAGCTTTTACGGAACGCTCCAAAAGCTTTTGCCGTTTAAAACGTGTATCGTTTGGGCCAAAAATGTCTTTGGAATGGGCGCAGGCTACAGGCATCAGCATGAGTTTTGCTTATTTAATGGTAAGATTGACCAAGTCGTAAAGAATGAAAGCGATTTATGGTCTGTCGCTAAAGATCACGCATACATGCACCCTACGCAAAAGCCGGTGGAGCTATCGGTGCGTGCGTTTGGAAACCACGTAAAGCTTTTAAATGTGTTGGATTTGTTTGGTGGGTCTGGGTCGACAATGATTGGCGCGGAACAAACAGGCAGAAATTGCTACATGATGGAATTAGACCCCAAATATTGTGATGTCATTGTAAAGCGGTGGCAGGAATTTACGGGCGAAAAAGCATATCACGAAACCTTAAAATCGCAGTTCGATAAAATAAGCGATGAACGGGCAGTGCAAACTGAGGCAGCATAGGGGCAAGCATGGCAAAAAAGTTAACAGCCGAAGAAAAATGGAAGCGGTACAATAGCCGCACCAGTAAAAACATGGCAGCGCATAACCGTTCCGGTGGCAGTGTGCGTTCACCAGTGCGCAGCTTAAGCGGTGCCAGTACAAAAGATAAATATGACCGAGCTAAGTTTATAAGCCGTAAGGCTACACAAGTGCTTAGCAGCCGCCAGCCGCTTAAAGATAAAGATGGCGACCCTACCCCGGCGGCAATGCAGTTTAGAAGGTGGGCAGCGCCTACACCAAAAACATACGATGATGTGCGGAAACTCAAAGCCCGCGCAACAAAACAGAAAGACAGCTTAGCCAAACGGCTAGGTAAAAAGTAGAAGCCGGTGGCTTCATTAGGCGTGAATACTTAAACGCCTAGACCGATCAGCCGGTGGCTGTGGTCGCACTAATTATATTTTTAATTACGGGGTCGTGCTATGATCGAAGTTTTAGCATTGGCCGGGGCTGTTACTAAAATAGCTGGCGGCATAAGCAGTGCAGTACAGGCAGGCAAGGATATGAATTCTATTCTGCCACATTTTGGGAAGTTGGCAAAATTAGAAGCCGATATAGCTGTCGCGGAGTCGGGTAAGCATAAAGGCCCGCTTGGCAGGCTTACATCTAGCGAGGAAGAAGGCTTTGCCATTGCGCAGGCTAAGATGGCGCACAAGGAAGCCATGGAAACGCTTCGCAGCCATTGCCGCTTATATGGGCCACCGGGCATGTGGGACTTGGTGGTGCGTGAGCAGGCCGAGGCACGTAAGCGCCAGAAAGAAGCGCTAGAGGCCCAAGCTAAAGCGAGAGATCGTATGTTTTACGGGTTAACAATTACAATTGCCGTGGTGATTTTTGTCGCTGGTACAGGTGCAATGATTTGGGGTGCAAATGAAATTGCAAATGGCTGATGATAATCAAACAGGTACGGCGATACCAATATGTGGTTTACGATGCCAATGGCATGATTGTTGTTGTTACGAGATGTAAGGGGATAGCGCTGGCTTATGTGCAGCAGCTAAGAAAAGAAAAAACCCCTGCTATTGTAGTTGATGCCTAGCCAAGCAGGGGAAGTTCAACAGGGAGGATAATATGCGCCGAGCGTTGAACAACAACGGTGCAATCGAAGAGTGACACAGTAAAGTCGCCAAAGTCAATTAGGTTTTAGGGTTAAATTGTGTAAAAATGTTGCCAATGGCACGGATCGGGTGATATGAGTGAAGAAAGTAAAGTATTAAAGTTTCCAGAATTGGAATATTTATTGGAATGTAACTGTGGCCGCACAGACTTTCGGTTGGTTCTGGAAAAACAAAATCCGCTGCAATTAAAGCAAATTGAATGTGGATGTGGTGAATGGGCTTCGTCATTAGACGAGGTTCTGGCGGCAGTACAGGAGAAGCATGCTACCTAATAAGTATACGCTATAAAAAAGTATGGCACAAAAAGCAGAAAAAGCGCAGGCAACCGGCAAGCAAAAACAAAAAAAAGAACGACAAGCACGCGGGCGGCCAAGCTATAAACCCAGTGACAAAGACCGTAACCAAGTCGAGACTATGGTTGGTCTAGGTTTGACCGCCGATGATGTTTGCAACGTCATGGGGTTCAGCCGTGCAACCTTATTCAAGTATTTCCGTGATGAATTGGCCGTGGGCTACAGCGTGGCGAAAACCAACGTAACGCAAAAAGCTTTTGAAATGGCAACCAACGGTAAGACCCCGGCTATGACCATGTTTTGGCTTAAGTGCCGTGCCGGGTGGCGTGAGACACACATAAATACACACGAAGAATTGCCACCAGTGATTGTAAATACGGGTGATAGTAATGCTTAACGCCTATGACGAAATGCTAATGGAAGAGCGAGGTATTGCCCCGGCCAGTGCTGACCGCCCTATCGTTATTAACTTAACGCCACCACAATCCCGTGTGTACAACAGCAAGGCCCGGTTCATTGTGAACGTAGCAGGGCGGCGTAGTGGCAAGACATATTTAGCCCGCACTAAGCTAATGGAAAAGGCAAGCGCAAAGCGTGGCGCACGGGTTTGGTACGTGGCACCAACATACCGCATGGCCAAGCAGATTATGTGGCAAGACATCAAGGAGCTTGTCATAGACAGCCAGCGCATGCGTGGCACGCCTAACGAGACTGATTTAAGCATACACCTACTGAATGGCAGCACCATTGCCCTACGGGGCGCAGACAACCCCGATAGCTTGCGTGGTGTCGGTATTGATTACTTGGTGTTGGACGAAGCCCAAGACATGAGCCAGCAAACGTGGGAAGCGGTATTAGCGCCTGCATTAGCCGATAGGCAAGGCGAGGCAATGTTTAGCGGCACGCCCAAGGGTTACAATTGGTTTTATGATTTATGGCAGCAAGGGCACACAGACCCAAGCTGGGAATGTTTTCGCAGTACAACACTAGAGTCGGGCATTGTGCCTACTGAGGAAGTAGAAAAACAGCGGCGCAGTATGGATGTGCGTTTATTTAGGCAAGAGTTCGAGGCCAGCTTTGAAACCTTAGCGGGCCGTGTATACCAGCCATTCATACGTGAAGATCACGCAACACCGGAAGTGGTAGACCATGGCGGTGAAGTATTGGTTGGCATGGACTTTAACGTAAATCCAATGTGTGCGTGCATTGCCTACCGGGTTGCCGACCAGTTGCATATTGCTGATGAAATTGTTCTGCCCGATGCCAACACTGAAACTATGGCGCGTGCATTAGACCAAAAGTTAGCCGGGCGGCATGTTATTATTTACCCAGACCCAGCGGGCCGACAGCGGCGCACTAGCGCAGCACTGGGGCATACAGACTTAAGCATCCTTGAAAGCTATGGGTTTACCGTCATTGCGCCTAAGCGCGCACCTTTGGTGGTAGATCGTATCAACGAAGTAAATGCCATGTGGGAGAACAGTGCTGGTGAAGCGCGCATGTTTGTACACCCACGTTGCAAGCAGCTTATTAAAAGCATGGAAGGCTTGACCTACAAAGAGGGCACCAATCAGCCCGATAAGTCGGCAGGCTTAGACCATATGGCCGATGCACTTGGATACCTTGTGCATGGGACGTTTCCAATCAACTCAGAAGTCGTGGGCGCGGTGCGCGTAAGCGGTTATTACTAAAGGGGGCCGTAATGCCTATTTCAGACAAACATAACGAATATGATATTTATGGCCCACAGTGGCGGCGCATCCGTGACTGCATTGCAGGCGAGGACGCAGTAAAGGGCAGCACAACGCGGCATTTGCCTAGACCCGAAAACATGATGCCCGACCAATATGATGCTTACATCACTCGCGCTATGTTTTACGGCGCAACAGGGCGCACGCTAGCCGGGTTGAGTGGCGCAGTATTTCGCAAGCGGCCTATCGTACAAATACCAGACCGTTTACGTGACGCGCTTGCTAACATTACCTTGACCGGCGTGCCGTTTGATACGTTTGCGCAGCGTGCAGTTGAGGAAACCTTAGCACTGGGCCGCTATGGTGTGCTGGTAGACCGGCCACCAGAGGAAGATGGGCGTGCATACATGCGTGGCTACCCCGCCGAAAGCATTTGCAATTGGCGCACGGTTACAACCAACGGCAGCGAAAAGCTTGAGCAAATTATACTTAGCGAAAAAGGCACCCGCGTAACTGATGATGGGTTTGGCAGTGATACTTATGACCGTTACCGTGTGTTGGAATTGGATAGCGAGGGGTATTACCATGTTCGCGTATTTGTTGAAGGCCGTGATGTTGATACGTTTATACTTGATGAAGAATACACGCCTACAAAGCGCGGTGAACGGCTGGACTATATACCATTCCAATTCTTTGGGCCTACTGACCTATCTCCAAACGTAGAAAAGTCGCCATTAATTGACTTAGCTAATGTAAACATAAGCCACTACCGCACCAGCGCCGACTTAGAGCAAGGCAATTACCTAACTAGCCAGCCAACGCCGTACATTACTGGCATGCGCGCAGACCATGCGGGTGACTTCCCTATTGGCAGCGGTGCTATGTGGCTGTTGCCAGAGGGCGCACAGGCAGGGATGCTTGAGTACAAAGGCGCGGGGCTTACGTTCTTAGAGAACAGCTTAAGCCGTAAGCAAGGTATGATGGCGCAATTAGGTGCCCGGTTGCTAGAAGACCAAAAGCGGGCAGTTGAGGCGGCAGATACGGTGCGGTTGCGCAGTAGCGGCGAAAGCAGTGTGCTAGCCAACCTAGCCAACAGTTGCAGCATGGGCTTATGCCAGTGCTTGGAGTGGGTAACAGATTGGGAAGGTGCCAACCCCGAATTGGTTGAGGTGCAGCTTAACACAGACTTTATGGATACCCGTATGGAACCGCCAGAAATGCGTGAGCTTGTAGCCGCGTGGCAAAGCGGTGCAATCCCAACAGATGATTTAATTTATAACTTACAGCGTGGCGAAATTTTACGACCAGACTTCACTATTGAGGAGGTAAAAGACATGCTTGCAGGCAATGAAACGCCCGTAATTGGTAAGGCATTGGATTTAGGCGATGCCGCCGATCCAGCAACCCCCATCGCAGCCGAATGATCGGTGGTTTGCGCAACAACCAGATGACCCCCATGACGATTGCAGTCATTGGCTGGGTAAGATGTAGGGTGTGATTATGTGGGTTGGTGTGCTTCTTATCTGTGCTTCCTTTGCGGTTACAGATTGCGCGCCATTAGTAAGCCCACATGCGTTTTCTTCACAAGGTAAATGCGCAAATGAATTAGCTCAGTTGCAAAACCAAGCCCGACAACAAGGCTTGGTGACAATGGGCGTGTGTAGAAAAGTAAAAGCGCCGGGGCAACCCACGTAAAAGGTAAGTAGAATGGCAGTTGGCAAACCAAATCCCGTTGGCAAAATGACAGGCGCAAATGATGGTGTGGCCGATGGTATCATAACCCATGCCGTAAACCTTGAGCGTTTAAAAAGCAGTGAAGTGCAGGCCGTGTGGGCAATGTTACGCAAGGTGCAGGGTGACATTATTGAACAGCTTAACGCGCTTGACCCTACAGCCGTGGGCGGCAAAACCCGCATTAAGCGCCTAGAACGCTTATTGAACAACACCAAGGCGACAATACGGGCTAACTATTCACTAATACAAAAGCATCACGGCGGTACGCTTACAACGATTGCCGACTTAGAGGGCAAGGCCATACAGCAAGCCGTGGGCGCAGGCGTGGGCGGCGAACCTAAGATTGGGGTGGCTTTACTCAATAGCTTGCCCCCTACCCCTGTATTGCGCGCTTTGGTTGATGACACGCTGATTATGGGCGCGCCGCACAAAGAGCATTGGGGCAGGCAGGCGGGCGACTTGCAACAGCGCTTTCAAGACCAAATGCGCGAGGGAATACTGGCCGGTGAAGGTGTCGATAACCTAGTGCGCCGTGTGCGTGGTACGCAGGCGGGTGGCTTTAAAGATGGCATCATGGAAGTAAAGCGCAATCAAGCGGCAGCACTCGTGCGGACTAGCGTGCAAGCGGTAAGCAACGCAGCCCGCCAGACGGTCATAGAGGCCAACGCAGATATATTCAATGGCGTACAGTGGTTAAGTACACTCGACAGCCGCACTAGCGACATATGCAAGGCACGCAGTGGTTTAAGGTGGGATAATGACTTCAACCCAATGGGCCACAGCAAGCAATGGTCGGCACCACCAGCGCATTGGAATTGCCGTAGCGTTGTTACGCCTATCACCAAAAGCTGGGAAGAATTGTCTGGTAAAAAAGTTGCCATGAAAAGTGGTGAGCTTACCGAAAACTTTAAGAACGAGTTGGGCAAGCTTGGGTTCACGGCAGTGCAGATCAAGGGCATTCGGCGCAATATGCAAAGCAGCATGGATGGCGCAATGCCCGCTGAGTTTACTTATGAAGATTGGATACGGCGCAAACCCGAAGATTTCCAAAAGCAAGTGCTAGGCGATGCCCGGTGGCGGCTATGGAACAGCGGTAAGATTGGCTTTGTTGACCTAGTAGATCAGCGCAGCAACCCGCTAAGCTTAGACCAGTTGCAAGAGCTTATTGATAAAGGGCGCACCAGCATAGCGCGTGCAGCAAAGCAGGCATCAAAGCAAAGCGCCGAGCAAGCGGCACAAGAAGCGGCTGCATTAGCAAAAAAGGAATTAGAGGCTGAAACCTTGCTGGCGTTATACGCCGAGGGGGGCAAGGGGTTTGTTAACTACCAAAAAGCTTTGACCAAATTACAAAAAAAAGGCGATTTGAATGGGAAGAGCTTCCAAGAAAAAGTGGCTATGGTACAGGCCGCTAAAGATGCGGCGCACAGCCAAGCGATCATTGCAAAAATCAAGAAGAAATTTGGCGATGGGGCAAAGCTATCACCCTCAGAGCTTGCATTGTACAAAACACTGGACGCAGACGTTAAGGGCGAAATACGAATACTGGCTCAAGCCAAGGGATTGCAAAAAGAAGTAGATGATGAGCTTGCTGCGTACAACAAAGCAGTAAATGAAAAGCCATTGTTGGTAACAAGCTATGGCCTTGATACACCCAATAAGCTTACAAACCTAACAGGCAGCCCACAGCAAAAACTGGCCCAAATACAGGTGGCAAAGCAAAAGCTAAGTGATGCACTAGATGCTGAGTTGGAAACATTTAAGGATATTAAACCTTTTATCCTTGATAGCGAATTTGGCGGCAAAGAAGGTTCGGTAAAAGCTATTGCTGTCAAAAAACTGGTTGGCGAGTTCAACGGCACAAAAGACTTTTTAGAAAAAGTGCCGGGGGCTACCAATAAAGAAAAGCTTGCAGCACTTACAAAAGCGCAAGACGAAGCCATTGCCGATGAAGTGGCCAAACAAACCGCTGCGCAAGATATACTGTTTAAATATGAAAATGCGCAACAAGGCGGTGGCCTTTTAGCCTACAAGAAAGTGCTTAATCAGTTAGAAAAAAGCGGCGAACTGGAAAACCTTAACCCAGTGCAAATGGTTGCCAAGGTAGACGAGCAGACCAAAGCCGTATTGGCCAAGGCACAGTTTGATAAACATAAGTCGAATGTCAGCGCCGCACTGGCCAAAGGCAAAACGCTGACCCCTGCTAACCAAAAGTGGTACGATAGCCTAGACGCAAGCGATAAAGAAACAGTTGACGCTATAGTGGCCAAAAAACAGGCCAAGGCAGGGTTGGGGCCAAGTGTACCGAAAGCCCCACCAGCAACGCCCGACAACCAGCCTACGCTAGTGTTTAGCGACTTTGAACAGGTAGGCGGCCAAGGCGGCAGCAATTTAGGTGGCGAGTTTATCAATAACCGCACGGGAACACGGTATTACGTTAAAGCGCCCGAAAGCGAACTGGCGGCAAGGGTCGAGGTGCTTAGCGCCAAGCTATACAAAATGGCAGGCGTGCGTGCGGCAGACATAGACTTGATGCCTATTACTGGCGACATTGGCGGCGTAAGTGCCGTGGGGCGACTTGGTATAGCTAGCCGCATGGAAACAGTCGTGGATTTAGATGCCGGCAAAATGGGCAAAGTGTCTGGCGCTAAAGATGGCTTTGTTGCAGATGCGTGGTTGGCTAACTGGGATGTTATTGGCAACGGCAGCCCAAAGCAGCTTAACCTTAAGCAGTTGGCCGATGGCACGGCATTGCGCATTGATACCGGCGGCACGCTGTTTTTTAGGGCGCAGGGTGGCCGTAAGGCGTTTGATGCCAACGATGTACCAGAATTGGATAGTTTGCGCGACAGTGGGCTTGCTGCCAACGCCTCACGGGTGTTTGGCGATATAAGCGAAGACCAGATCGTTGCAGGCGTGGCGCGTATTGTGGCCATTGCAGACGATGACATACGGCGCATTGTACGCGAAACCATGGCAGAGGATGCGGATGATTTAGCCGAGGTGCTAATTGGGCGCAAAAACTTCTTAGCTGCAAAGTACGAAAAACAGCTTGCAGCAATTACCAAGCCCGCAAAGCCACCAGCTAGCAAGGTTATTACCAAAACCGAAGAGCGTAATATCAAAGATAGCGGCATGAATGGCTACAGTATAGCTACCGATAAAGACCAAATTGAAGACCAGCTTGTACACCTATACGAATACACAGATGTTGATAACGCGGTGCGCAGCGGCGTTTACCTTAAGGTGCGTGGCGAAGCGGCTGACAAGCTTAAGGCGGCGGCAGGCAAAGCAGATAAGGCAGCTAATGATGTAAGCGTAAGCGATCTAGATGATAGCTACATAACGGCTATCAAAGGCATTGCCATGCGGGCCAGTAAGAGTGAGGTATTAGAAGCCAAAGACTTTGACCGTATTAAAAAGGCCGAGGAAAATTATCGCAGTAAGCTTGATGAAATAATTGGCTTAGAAGCCGATGGCAAAGTTGCTAAGGGCACTGTTGATAAGTTCGAGGTAAACTATGCAAAGTGGCGTAGCGCTTTAAATAAAATCAAAAGAACCCAATCCGTAGGCGACCAAGCGCAGTGGGGTGTATCGGGCAAGTTTGCCGGTATTGGCGATATTAAGATTGTAGAAGCTAAAAAGAAAACAACCGGCATAAAGTGGTCGCAAAAAAGAAATGCGACTTGGAGCGCACGTAGGTTTGAGGATGGCAAGGGTTTTGACCAAAACGGCGCAGATGGTTACACGCACCGGGGCACTGTTTATACGACAGAGGTTGATGGCGTTGAGGTGCGGTTCTGGGATGACAACGCAGATGCGGCGCTTCGTAATAGGTTAGAACTTAGCACCAAAGGTGGCGGCGCAGTAGCGGCAGAAACGCAGTTAAGCGTGCTGAAAAAGCTAGGGGTTGATACGACAAGGGCAACAGCGGCAGATCGTGAACAGCTATACCTTGCCAAAACGCTGTATGCGCAGGCCGCCCAGCAAGGCAGGCGCACATCGTGGTACACAACCCGAATGAAAAAGGCATCTGGCATTGGCAGCCAAGAAAAGCGCCTTGAGTATTTGCGTAAAGAGGCCAGCACGGCCATGGGTGTTGATGATATTACCGCGCTCCCAAGCTACCGGCCATTGGGCGATTGGCAGCAATACGGGCACGGCAGGATTATACACACTAGGCCAGACTTAAACGGGCCAGCATGGCAGCAATTCCAAAAAGATTATGTGCTTTATCACAATCTTTACGGCGGCGTTAACGTGGAAGCGATCAAAAATATTGTGGAAGGTGGCGGGCACATGGCCCCGACCATGGATAAATTGCGCCGGGGCATTATACCCAGAGGCATGTCACCGGGCGCAGACATCGAAAGTGGCGGCGCGCAGTATTTCTTTACCCGGTTGCGCAAAAGCAGGCGCAGTAAATCCAACGCTGGTCTTGTGTGGCGCGGGCAGCAAGCAGGCCGCCTTGATGCGATTAGCTATGACGGTGACAAGTTTGGCAAAACTAACTCTGAACAGTACGTGCTTAGCAACCGCAAAACCACAATCGAAGGTATGGAAAGTGCAGCGGAATACGGCTCAAACGAAACTATATTTAAGGACAGTCTTTCCATTTTTGATGACCTTTTGTACATTGTGGCAGCAGGCGAAAAGTCGAGGTTAGAAATTATTGCTTACCTAAAAACCAAAATGAAAAAATGGCCCGATGGCCGCAAACTTGAAGACGTAGTGGTGGAATCTGACTGATGGATTTATCTGAAAGCATAATGCAGCGGCGAGCTATCAAGGCCATCACCGAAGCGGGTGAACGGCTAGTCAGCCATATGCACGTTGATGCAAAAGGTAAGTACGTTATATGGGGCGAAAAGGATTGGATTACATCCAGCACCCACGGTGTGCATTTGCTAGATGGTTCACCTACAGGTGGCGGCCCATGGCGTGTGGCGGGAGTGCAGTTTGTTGAGTTGGATGAAAGCGATGATTTGCTTTTAGATTATGCAGCAATGATAGGCGATGAAAAAGAAAACGGCCACGATTATGACGCAGCCGTTAAGGTACTCGCTAAGGCGTTTGATTAGTCTACGTGTTCATCCATAAACCGCATGCTTACGTTGTTTGGCGCGAAACAGCCGGGGTCACCTTGTGCATTCATAACTGTCCACATCTGGTGGTAAGCTTGGGCGCGGCGCTTATCGCCACCGGCTTTGGCAAACTTATCAGCCTCGTTTTTAAAATTAGAATAATCGATGTTTTGGGTTTCATTAAGCATAACGCGCTCAAAATGCTTGCGATCCATGAAAAACCTAAACGGGTAATCGTGTGTTGGCGTGTGCATTGCCGGGCAATCAGCACCAAACACCTTTTCAATATCACCCCTAAAGCGTGCGCGCACTAGCACCTCGCTATCTGGTTTGTTAGTATTTTGCACAACGCTAAAGAAAGCGTCTTTAAGACATATCCACATAAATGGCTCCTTGGGTTCAAATTTTGGCGGGTGGCCCACCGGGGAAGCACCGTATAGCGCCATTGGCTACGTTATGCAAGTCTTTTAATTAAAACTTGTCATATAGTGCCATTGGCTGTATATATACAAATATCAATCGGGGATTGATTAGTTTGCGGGGCAAGCTAGGACGAGCCAAGGAATAAAACATTGAAAGCAAAGTATAAAAACCAAGACGATATCCCATCCGGTCTGGAGCAGTTTTACCATGAAGATGGTGGTGAGTACCATTTGCAAGTAGATGGCCTAGTGCCAAAGTCTACAGTTGACGAGTTCCGTAATAATAATATAAAACTAAATAAAGAATTGCAAAAAGTGCAAGATACGCTCAGCAACGTAGATTTGGATGAATACAAAACGCTGAAAACAGAGCGTCAGCAAATTGCAGACCAAGAATTAATTAGTGCCGGTAAGCTTGATGAATTATTAGCGCAGCGCACAGAACGGTTACGCACAGATTACGAAAGCCGTTTTGAAAAGATGCAGGCCGATAGCCAAGCAGATAAAACCAAGGCACAGGAATACGAAACACAATTCAACACAATGATTGTTGAAAACCAGTTAAAAGATGCGGCGCTAAAAGCAGGCGTCCGTCCAGAGGCCATCGAAGATGTTCTATATAGGGGAAAGCGCGTTTGGCGGCGTACAGACTCCAATGGCATAGAAGCTTACGAAGGCGAAACGCCCGCTTATGGTAAACAGGGTCAACCGTTAACCAAAGACGAGTGGTTTGAGGGGCTAGCAGACCAAGCGCCTCATCTATTTAAGTCCTCACATGGCAGCGGCGCTGCCGGTGGGGCAGGTTCACAAGGCAGGCGCATCAGTCGCTTTGACCAAGATGCCTTGAACAGCAACCTTGAAGCAATCGCGGAAGGTCGCGTTGTTCTTGGCGATTAAGTTACGCGGCGCGTAGCGACCCAAGCCCGGTGGGATTGGTTTCAAAACCAAATTCTTAAAATGGAGTAAGAGAAATGGCTAATGCTATTAATAATGTTCTGCCTAAAATTCTTGCCCGTGGGCTTTTAGCGCTACGTGAGCAAGCAGTGATGCCACGCATCATCAATATGGACTATTCAACAGAAGCAGCAAACAAGGGCGACACAATCGATGTGCCAATCCCATCAGCTTTGACTGTTTCAAACGTGACACCATCTAACGTGCTTGAAGCACCGGCAGATAGTTCACCAGCTAAAGTGCAAATCGCGCTAAATAACTGGCGCAAAGTTAACTTTCACCTTGATGACAAACAGGTTGTCGAGATTGATCGCAACGCGCACTTTATGCCAATGCAAATGTCAGAAGCCGTGCGCGCACTGGCCAACGACATTAACGGCACCATCCTTGATAAATACAAGGGTGTTTACGGCATGGCTGGTACACCCGGCGCAACACCTTTTGCTAGCAACGTAGAGGCAGCAACAGGCGCACGCCAAGTGTTGAACGAGCAACTTTGCCCACGCGATAACCGCCGCATGGTTCTTGACTTTGCAGCGGAAGCAAAAGCACTGGCATTGCCAGACTTCCAGCGTGTTAACGAAAGCGGTGACGCAGGCGTTAAGCGTGAGGGTGAAATTGGCCGTAAGTTTGGCTTCGACATCTTTACGGATGATGGGGTTAGAACACACTCAGCCGGTGGTTCTGGTACACCACTTGTAAACGGTGCTTTGTCAGCGGGTGATACATCAGTTGCTATTGATGGCATGACCGGCACAGGTGGCCTTGTAGTGGGTGACGTTATTACCTTCGCAGGCAACTCACAAACCTATGCGGTGAAAGCAGCGGGCGCAACATCGTCTGGCGCGCAAACCGTAACGGTTGCACCAGCTATTACAGCGACAATCGCAGACAATGCGGCGATCACTGTAAAAGGCGACCACATTGTTAACCTAGCATTCCACCGTGATGCGTTTGCCTTGGCAATGCGCCCACTGGCAGCGTCAACATCTGGCGATGGCTATGGTTCACAAATCGTAAGCATGACAGACCCGGTAACAGGCTTGTCAATGCGCTTAGAAGTGTACCGTCAGTATAAGCAAGTTGTTTATGAACTGGATGCACTTTGGGGCGTTGAGCTTATTCGCCCAGAGCTTGCAACACGTATTGCGGGCTAACCAGCTAGGCGGGGCGGCAGTAGCCGCCTCGTTACCTTTGGGGAATACCATGGATGAATTGCTAAAAGTTTGGAAAGATGGCGACTTTGCCATCATCGAACAAGAACAAAAGCAGGCGTTTTTGGATAGTGGCTGGTCTTTAAAAGAAACAGCAAAGCCTAAGCGGGCACGCAAAAGCGATGGAACGCTACAGGCCGACAATCCAGAAACTCCTAACGTAAATGAGGCTTGGGAAGGCGGCATCGCGCCTAAGCCATTAAAGCGGGGTCGAACCCGTAAAAGTTAAGGAGCGCGGCTATGCCCGTTACGTTGGTTGTAGAGGATGGGACAGGTGTACTTAATGCAAATGGTTACTGTACAGTAGACTTTGCAAACACGTACAACGACGAACACCCACATGGCGATACGTGGATAACGTATGGCACTGCCGATAAACAGCGTGGCATCATCATGGCAACGCGGTTGATGGACGAGCAGATTAAGTGGTACGGCAGCCCAACATATAACTTGGCAAGCAGCGTGGGCAGTAGCAACGCAACAGCCAAGGTACAGTATTTGCGCTTCCCGCGCAGTGGTATTGCAGACCAAGATGGTTACTCGCTCGACCACCACACAATCCCAACATTCCTAAAAAATGCCACTGCCGAACTGGCGCGCTACTTGGCGGCTAAAGACCGCACGGCAGAGCCAGATACGCAAGGCTTTGGCACTGTAAAGCTGGGCAGCCTCACAGTGGGCATAGACAAGTACGACAACCCCCCAATTCTTCCTCGTAGTGTAAGGGCCATTATTCAGCCTTACGGCACTGTACGGGGCGGAAATGTGGCCGTAGTGCGGAGAACGTAATGGCATTTGCAGAGCATGACTTTGAAATAGACCAAGGCGCTACGTTTCAGCAGTCAGTTACTTACACGGCCAAAGACACGAATGGCGCTAATGTGCCGGTGAACCTTGGCACGTACAAAGCGCGCATGGATGTACGCTACGCGACCACCAAAGAAGCAGATAGCGTAATTAGCTTAGGATATAGCAATACGCGGGCAACTATTCGCGGCGTTGGCACCGATGGCATCATTGATTTGTATATAGCTGCCTCTGACACGGCGGATTTGGTGCCGGGCACATATTACTATGACCTTGAGGTGTACACTGGCGCGGGCAATGCGGGCTTTGTTGACAGGCTTATACAGGGCAAATTCATAGTCAGCGCGGAGGTCACAAATGTCTGATAAAACCGTTGTTGTAACCAGCGAAACCGTAAAAGTGGCAACCATAGGCATCCAAGGCCCAGAAGGCCCAAACGCTATTTTAGGTAAGAATATTGGCAGCGGCACAGTAACCGCCAACGGCACACTTTTAAATTACGACAGCACGGCAGACTTATGGGTAGCTACCTTAGAGCCAACGGGCTTAACCATTGGCGGGGGCAACTTTTGAGTAACGCACAGCAATACGAACCGGCGCTTGTAGTAAGCGGCGACATGGAACGAAAAGTAATTCTTAACCAGCTTATGAAGGATTACCAATTTAACAAACGCGCAGAAGATACAGCGCAAAAGGAATACGTTTATGAGGTGGTTTACCTTGTGAACGTGGTGACACCAAGAGTGGGTGAGGTGTTAACTCAAGAGCAAGTCGTTGATTTGCAAACAACCCAGAAATTGAACTTTGAAATAAAGAGCAGCAAGGCCACGATTGTGAGGTAGCGACATGGCAAATACCATTCAGATTAAGCGCTCGACCAGCACGGCTACACCAACAAGCCTTGCGGCGGGCGAATTGGCGTACAGTGAAAACAGTTTAAAACTGTTTGTGGGCGAGACCGGCAGCACAGTACGTGTTGTTGGCGGTGAAGGGGCGTTCTTACGCAGCGACACCAACGATACACTAAACGGCAACCTTATTGTAACGGGCAACCTTACAGTGCAGGGCGCAACGACTACTGTTGAAAGCAACACCGTTTCGGTGGGCGACAACATTATTGAGCTAAACAACGATGCAAGCGGAAGCCCAACGGCAGATGCAGGCATAGAAGTTAACCGTGGCTCAAGCGATAACGCACAGTGGCTTTGGGATGAAACCAACGATTACTGGCGGCCAAAAGTAGGTTCATCAGATGCCAATGTTAAAGGCATTAACGATTTAGGCGTAAATAGTAACGCTAGCATCGTAGGCGATCTTTCGGTGGATGGGTTAAGTAACCTTGATAACGTAGATATTGATGGCACCTTGGTTGTGGATGGCACCAACATTTCGTTGGATAGTACAAGCACCCTAAACATCGACAACAGCAATACCACAAACGGCATTGTTATTGGTGGGGCCACAAGTGGCGTGCCGGTAAACATTGGCCACAGCACATCGGAAGTCACCGTTGGTGATAACCTTGTTGTTACTGGCGATGTAACGGTTGGCGATAACTTGTTGCCAGACGCAAACGATGGGGCAACTATCGGGGCTTCTGGTTCGCGCTGGCATACAGTTTACGGCAGCACAGGCAACTTTACCAACCTAAGCATTGGCACAGGCGCTACATTTGCAAGCGCAGCGGTGAGCGACTTAACAAGCGGGCGCATTGTGCTTGCTGGTGCAAGTGGCGAACTGCAAGATGATGCTGACCTAACTTACAACGCTGGCACCGATACGCTAGCAGTAAGCAAAATCGACATTGGCTCACAGGCTGACTTGGCAAGTGCGGCAATTGAAGATTTAACCGCTGGGCGCGTTGTGCTGGCCGGTACGGGTGGTGAAATTGAAGATAGCGGCAACCTAACCTTTGATGGGTCAACCCTTGCTGTAACGGGCGCTGCGACAGTCTCAACTAACCTTACGGTTAGCGGGGCATTCACTTCGCTTGGTATCGATGACAATGCAACGGCAGAACGCCTGCAAATTGACGATACTAACGTCAAAATAATGGCATCTGGCGTAACCTTGGGCGGCTTTAGCGCTGGGGCAAAATCAGTAATCAATAACTTCGTTATGGATGGGGGCACGTTCTAATGGCCAACACCATTCAGCTTAAGCGCAGTAGTTCGGCGGGGGCAGTACCGGCGGCCAATGATTTGGCCGAGGGTGAGTTGGCGTTGAACACTGCCGATGGCGAGGTGTTTTTAAAAAAATCCGATGGTACGGTTAAAAGCGTAATTGCAGACGCCGAAGCCAGTGCCATCGTGATGGCAATAGCATTGGGGTAAGTAATGGCGAACACCTTTAAAAATAAAATATCAACGGGCGTGGGTGCAAGCACAGCAACAGTGTACACATGCCCATCATCAACTACGGCGGTGGTTATTGGGGTCACACTTTGTAACCTTAAAACCAACGGCGTGGAAACAACACTTCAACTTACAGATAGCAGCGCAAGCGCAACATCGCACTTGCTTAAGTCGGCACCCGTGCCAAGCGGTTCATCTATTGTTGTGGTTGGCGGCGAACAGAAAATTGTTCTTGAGGCAGGCGATAGCATTAAGTGCTTGGCCAGTGAAGCAAGCGCAATCGATGTAACAATGTCGGTATTAGAAATAACCTAAGTTAAGGGCGTGCAAAAATGGCATACATTGGCAATTCACCGGCTGAGCTTGTTACGGAGCTTGATAACGCTGTAGTTACGGCTGAAAAACTCGCAAACGATGCGGTTACGGCGGCCAAGATTGTTGATGGCACCATTATTGCGGATGATCTTAGCACTGGGATTATTGTAAATTCGAAGGTGGCAGCTAATGCCGCTATTGCGGCCTCAAAGCTAGCCATCAGTGGTGGCAGCAATATAACCTTACAGAGCGATGGCACCTTCGATCTTGATGCT